TCCACCATGGTTTACGACGTAGTGAATCGTACTCCTCCGAAATATTATATACATATTTATCAACACGCGCTGTAAATGTACCATAGCAACGGCACCAATGTGGTGAAACACCTCCTTCAACAAACTTTGACGCATACAATGCAAAAAGCGCATCTACATACGCCTCGTTAAGTGGGTGATTCAGTTTCTCAAGCGCATTACGCCATAGTTCGCTGGGCGCAGGTATAGCACCGTCATCTGGTAGAACATATTCGCCTTCCATTGCCGCCAAGGGATCCAGTAGATGAATACGCTTAATAAATATGTCACGTGAACTATCATCTTTGAGTTTTAGAGACGCTTCAAAACTGGAGTCGGTGCGCCGTTCAATACCCGCAAGTAATTCGCCAGAAATACCAAGCCACCAGGAGCCTGGTACCAGTTGTGACGATTCAAGCGTCGGTTGTAGTTTCTCAAGTGCTGAGAAGTAGGGTTGCGGCTTTTTAAATTCGGTCAACGCATCCCGAATGATCAATGGGAATGTTGTTGGAGACCCAGAAAGCAAAAGAGTTTCCGGTAATTGTGTTACAGCCGGTTTGGCAACACGACCCGCTGCACCGCCCTTGCCGGCATTACCTCCACCACGCCCGTTAGCACCGCCACCACGAGCTCCGCCACGAGCACCACCACCACGAGCACCACCACCACGAGCTCCACCACGAGCAACACCACCACGAACAGGACCTCCGCGACCGCGATTTCGGTTAGGAGGCATTTCTAAATTTCAGTCCGGGTCTAATTCAACCGACTTTCCGCATATAAAATGAGGATACGCGGTAAAACAAAAATGGAGGAATTAGGTATCAACATAGAATGAGCGCTCCAGGACGACCTGGTATGGGATTAACGGCAATGTTGCCGACAATGGGCGAACCCGCCTCCAACCGCCCCACTATGAATCTTCGTCTTGCCAAATTTAATATGAATATGATTCCCGACGACGGTGTTGTGTTATTTATTGGACGCCGTGGAACCGGCAAGTCTTGGCTCATTAAGGATCTTATGTGGTACAAGCAGAAGTTTCCTATTGGCACAGTGTTTTCAGGTACTGAGGGTGCGAACGCTTTCTACGGTTCCATGGTTCCTAGTTTGTTTATTCACGATGAGGTGAATCCGCAGACTGTATCAAATGTACTCAAGCGCCAGGAGCAGATTACAAAGCAGATTCGTAAGGAAACGGAGGCGCGCGGTTCGTCGGCACTGGATCGTAAGGCGTTTATCATCATGGACGATTGCTTGTACGATAATAAGTGGGTAAGCGATAAGTGGATTCGTTCGCTGTTTATGAACGGTCGCCACTATGGACTTCTATACATTCTTGCCATTCAGTATGTGATGGGTATTCCGCCGGTCCTACGAGGACAGGTGGATTACGTATTTATCTTAAGAGAAAATCAGGTGAGCGCTCGTCGCCGTATTTTTGAGCAGTTTGCTGGTATTTTTCCTACTTTTGAGCTATTCTGCCAGATTATGGACCAGTGTACCGAGGACTATGAATGCTTGGTGATTCACAACGGTGCACATACAAATAAGATTGAGGACTGTGTGTTTTGGTACAAAGCGCAGCCGCATCCTGATTTTAAGATTGGATCGCGGGACCACTGGGTGCGTTCGGCTGAGTACGAGCGCCAGAAGGAGCTGGCGGAACAGGCAGGAGATACGGGAATGCCTATGTTGACAACGGGAGCGGCGACAAAGGGACCGGTGCTTCAGGTAAATAAGTATTAGTCTGAGCAGCCAACTCCTCCAAATTCTGTCGTTCATATTGTTGCCACCGCTCAAAGAATTCTAATGTCCGCGGAGTCCAACGACGCCCCCGTGCACGAGGATTAAATGGATTCTTCCATAAGTAACCAGGCGCGGCGTAGGGATCCTGCCGTGCTAGTTCTCTTAGCGCATTTCCTAGTTCTATAGGTATTCTTTGGATCATTTACAAAATCAACTCAAAAAATGTTTAGACCAAATTCAGCGAATGTAATCAATACCGCCGTTGAATTCACCAGCAGCAATATCGGCAGCCACACCGGTCTTACCCGTGCTACCAAATCCACCGGCACCGCGAATAGTTGCCCCGCCAGGAATCTCATCTACGATTTCAATACGTTCAAATGGCTGTAGTTCAGGTCCAGCGATTTGAAAGTAACGATCACCAAATGCAACCGCAACATCACGACCTGTAGAGTAGACCATGGCAAGCAGGGGACCACGGTAGCCGGCATCAATCAAACCGACAGAGTTTGCCAACCGCAGCGGCGTCTTGGAAATGGAGGAGCGGGGAAGCATCCAGTAGGCACGAAACCGACCAAGCATAGGATCGTACAAGGCAGCACGGCAGGTTTGACCAATCTTAACAGCAGCACCTTCACTCGAACTTCCACCAGCCGCAGTTGGAGCCATACCAGGCACGGAAGCCGCGACAGAGAATAGGTCAAAACCGGCATCGCGCTCACTACGGGGCTTCGCCATATACGCCTCAGCCTGCTTCATATACATCTCCTTTGTCGCCGGATCATCGGGAACAAGGTAAAGCACAAGCATTGTGATATACATTGTTAGAAATCCAGCCGACCCTGTGTCAATTTTCATCGCACGGCACCTTAACACCAATAGAGGTCAAAAATGCCGTTTGTGTACCAAATACATAATGTAGTATTTCGCCGGCTACTAGCCAAAATAGTAAAACAAGTAAAAAGTTCTGTTTTGTAAAATACGTAGTGACCATCGCCAAAACAATTGTTGCAAGTGTATCATACAACGCGTATCCAAAGATACGTGTTGAATGAAAGCCCTGTCCAGGAATACCTAGAGCGTATTTGTAAGGGCAACCCATTTATAATGGGAATTTATTATAGCTTCTTGCCATCTTCGGTGACAAGTGTGTTTTCCGCAGATGCAGAAACAGCAGCCGCGCCATCCACCGCCTTCATGACAGACGCCGTTACCGCCGCCGCTGCCGCCTCCGCCTGCTCGCGCTTGCGCTTCATGAACGGGTCCTCGTCGCCAAACATATCAGCAGGCGGCTTGGATTCATCCTTAACGCTTGCACCAATAACGGGCTTCTTTGTCTTTGCCTCACCCATGCGCAGCACCTTGTGCTCTTGGTATAGCTCGTCACGCTTCTGCTCGTTCTCCTTGTACTTCTTCATGAGCGTGTTGAGCTGGTCATCGGCGTACTCCTGGTCCTGAATATCGGACGGCTCAGGGTCCCACGGCAGCCAGAAACCGACCTGACCAACATATACATTGAACGACGGGTCAATCTTCTGCAGCGTCTTGCAGCGGTGAATCGCCTCGTTGTAGGTGTCGTACACACCGCGTATCTTGACACCCTGAACCGTCGTGCGGAAGTCATTCTTCGCAAAGAACTCGTCATCCAGACGCTTACGGTTCTTGAAAAGAAACGTCTCGTAGGCTTCCTTGACCGCTCCCTCGCGGAAATCGGCAACCTTGCTCTTGACATAGACGCTCATATCCTCGGCAATATCGGTCGTTAGGCTACGGCGAACATCCTTGATAGTCTGGAGCGCGCCGCTAAGGTCGGCTAGTACCTGAAGGGCACCGCTGAGATCTGTCGCCTTTTCCTTCTTAAGAAGCGCATTCTCAACTACATCCTGAACCTTGGATGCCGCCTCCTGTACCTTCTGTACCTCCGACATGACAAAGCTCTCCGTGGACTTAATCTTGTACTCCATCTCGTAATCCTTCAGGAACTCCGTAAAAAAGTAGAGATCCTTGTTCTTCAGAACCTTCTGTGGGCTAATGAAGCTGAGGGCGACATAGTGCTGTCCCGGAATCTCCTTATCCGCCTCTAGATATACTTCCTTTTGCTCCTTGTCAGTATCCGCCATAGTTTCTAGAGCATTGAATGAATTATATCTTTAAACTTTAACGCAGGCGGCGCCACTTTTTTTCCTTGCCCGGAGTATAAGAACAAATGGACGGTTTCAATGCCACGGAGCTCCTCACCCGCGCTGTCAAGTATTTCCTGGAGGGTCTCGCCGTTGCGGTAGCGATGGTCATCATCCCCCGCAAGGTCCCCCAGCTGGAGGAGATCGCCGTCATTGCCACCACGGCTGCGGTTGTGTTCGCCATTCTTGACCTCCTCTCGCCCTCGGTCGGTCTTACGGCGCGCCAGGGTGCGGGCTTCGGTCTGGGCGCTCACATCGTCAAGTTCCCTGGCGCCCTCTAAACGCCTAGTCATTAATAGTCAATCATTCAAGTTTTCGTTTGAAAAACGAATTGTTGAATACAATATTTAGTCAAGGATATCAGCAAACTCTTCGTCGCTATCGGCAATGTCCTCATCGTCCAACGCCTCCGGTTTTGCCCGCTCCAGAGTCTTAGATGCTTCTATCTTTTTCCATTCCCGCGTGATTCCGCCCTTGGTTTTTGTATCTAACGCCACCCGTCCAACGTCATCTTTGTATGTCATTTCTACAATGGTTTCAAGCATGTCGTCGCGCGTTGCGCCGATATCTACAAGCCGATTAACAATCTCACCGGCAGATTTACCCTTGACAAAGAGCATAGAGCGCAAGCAATCCAGTGTATCTAGCATACCTTCGCCGCTACCCCTAAGCACGCCCCGCATTCGCATATCACGCAGCCACCGGCGATGCTTAAGTCGCTTGGACTGTTTGCCGAGCCAGGATGGAAAGATTTGGAACGGCGCAATTCCCTGCGTACTTGTTGCCGCTGAGACGATCGCCGAAACCGCATGTGGCATTAAGGACCATGTTTGCGACGAATGAATACGACGGTCCAGAATGTCATAATCGCCAATATAGTTACCAGCCGCACCGCATCGTGTTAGAAGTGTAGAATTATCAGCAGCACCACTAACACGAGGACGCCCTGCCGCTGCAATATATCCCTCGGCAACCATAAGCGGAATCATACCGTAATCAAGAAACACCAACTGCTCTTTGACCGCAAACGAATCTCCGCCACCAATAAGCCTACCCGTTGCCGAAAAGGCATCAACACGCTGTAATTCATCTTTTGTTCCACTTACCAATGACTTAGCCGAAAACTGAAGCGCATTGATTATTGAGCGGATATCATTACCGTTCTTTTCGCACAGCGTTTCCAAATCGCCCGCTGAATATGGCAACTTCTCCGCCTTTACTACACGCGTATACAGCGCTTTTGCAATAACGGTCTTAGTAGGGCGCTGAAAGCGGATATCTAGGCAGCACCCAGCAAGTGGACGCAGCCGAGGCGTTCCCCGCTCATTGGCAATACAAATAATGGGAAATGCGCACCCACTAATCACGCGCGCAAGTTCGCCAATGCCGCCACGATCACCGGTACTCATACCGTCCACTTCGTCCATTACAATTACGCGCCGACGACCGCAATGACCTGACCGTTTCGCCTCGTCAAAGTAGCGACGCACCGCCGTTGCTGACCGCTCATCCGAGGCATTAAATTCCACCAAGTCGTACCCGCACGCCGCAACAATCAAACCGACTGCCGTTGTTTTACCGATACCAGGTGGACCGGTCACAAGTGCGCCACGCACTGAGCCCGCTATACCTGTCCAAGCCCGCAGCCACCCCATAAGCTCATTAACAGGCGTTGCGCCGCCGATAATGTCTTCAAGGCGGCGCGGTGCGTATCGGTTAACCCATAATTCTCCAGCCCGTTGCGCCGCCTGCATAACCTCGGCAGCCGTCACTACAGGTATTCCAAGACGCCGAGCCTCGGCAACTTTCCATCGCCCACCCGCGCCATCACCGCACACCAATTTACTTATGTTAGAAGCCCAGGGTACCACCGTAAACCCAGAGCTAGAAAGGAAGGAACGTAACGATTCATAATTCGTAATAACACCACAGAGAGATACAGACATTTTCGCAGGACAATCTAATTGTGCTGTGAAAAGGATTCAATTTTTTCAAACTACTCTAAGATGGCGGAGAAGCATGCGCCCACGGTTTCGCGTCATCGGGCTCAGGCCAGCCGCGTGCGGTCATTTCACCGGGGTAGCCACGCGCACGTAACTGTGCCTCTTGATTATTAAACAGCGGTAGTGCTTCACGACCGAAGTAGTACATAGAGCGTCCTGTAGCATCAGGATTATCAATTTCAGGCTTCATGGGTGCGGGTGCGCCAGATCCCCAACGCCAAGGAGCTGCTGTTTCGTTGATAACCAGCGTTGTGTGGAACATCTTCTTATCGGCAGTAAAGCAAGTAAAGTCTACGCAAGGTGGGACATAGATGCTACCAAGACCGCTAAAGTAGCCGGCGGGAATACCCTTGAGTTCAATTGTAAAACTTCCATCGGCAGAGTTAATCATACCTGCATTGGGCGTATTGGAATACGCAATTTCCTTATTAGGATACGGTTGACCGGAGCCGGCGAAGCCAATACCACGCGTGACTGGTGCCGCCGCAATGTAGATAATCTTTTGCTGTACTGTACCAAGACCGGTTACTTTACCGTTGACTGTTACACTTCCGTCTACAGGATTTCGGCGGACGACGCCCTGTACACCATCACCGGATACAGAATGTTCCATTCTATATGGCGTTGCTAATTAAGCCTGAGGCAAGCGAAGCAGGTTTATGCCCGCGGCGAGCGAAGCGGGGATAGCGGGCTTATGCCCGCGGCGCGGAATACGGATGCGTCTTGGCAGAGCCGCCGTAGTTGGCAACATCACCCTTTACACTCCACTGTGTCTCGGGATCGTCTAGGGCACACTGTGACGGTAGACGGGGAGGGTGACGAGGCCATGTAGTGGGAATTGCAGGGACACCAATATCGGAAAGCGCCTGTGGCGACGATGCATTGCCTGCCGACGATGGCACATAGATACGACCGGTACCGATACCCTGGAAATTGCCAGGAATCGTCTTACAGCCATCCCAGGTACAAACACGCTTGTAAAGTTCGGGAACCATTGTATCATCGCATGTGGTCGGCGTATTTTTGCGGTCATTCATCGCACGAGCAGCCGTCATAAGTTCATTTGCTCCATGAATCATACGGTTGCGTGCATCGTTATCACCCCAAGTCTGCGCCGCCAGAATCGGGTACTGGTAGCAGCGAGGGCGGTAATCGGTTACAAGACGACCGTCTGCCATGCGAGCGGGTGCACCCGTTTCGGAGTAGTGAGGGTCAGTGGATGTGTAGCAGGATGCCCCCGCCGGATTGTTCGTGACAGGAGCGAAACCTAAAGTGCTCATCTCTTCTGTCAGGAACAAATATTTAGTTTGTTGAAATTTAGTTTAGATCAAGTACACCCTCAGTTACATCAAAGGTGACACCAGTAGGAGTATTGCGTAGTGCGTCAATTAGCGCCTGCTTGCGCATATCCTTCGCACCCGAAATACCACGGTTCTCGGCAAGCTTACGGAGCTCCTTGAGTGTCATAGCATCGTAGGCACTGGAACCCGTCTTTGCCTCAGGAACACCGCTGCCAACGCCACCAGGCTGAAGGTCATCGGCAACTGGTGCCGCCGACGCCGGTTCCACCGCCTCAGGCATCTTGAATTCAGGAATATCGTTGTCCGATACCTCTAGGACAGGCGAGCTCTGCGTGTGCCCCATTTCAATCTGCGACGAAACAAGCGTCTCATGTAGGTCCTCATTGAGAATCTCAGCATCATCATCGCTCATTACAGAGCCAGGTGCAGGCGCATACTGCGCGGATCCCGTCGGTGCAGCAACCGGTGCTGCCGGGGGAGCTACGCCTACGCCTTCTGTAGAAAGTGCCATCTTCATCTCGTATACAATGTTCTCAAGAAGGGAAAGTTTGCGGAGCATAAACTGGTTCTGTGTCCAAAACCAATAGACAGCGCCCAGAATGAGCACAGTCATACACAGGGCGACATAGAACGTGTCGGATAGATTCATTTGTCTCTGCTTCAGGGACGAATCTTTCTTTCTTTATCTAACCGCAACTAACCGGGTAACAGACCCCTTTCTTTGAGGATTTCCATAACACTACTCTTATCTGATACACCGGGGCAAACCTTGTAAGTATATAACAACCGACCTTCTTCGCCGACGCTTGCCTCCATTTGTATTGCCGACGCCGCCTTAGAAAACGATTCTGCTAAGTCCTTGTAGTGAGTAGAAATGATAGATACAACACCTGTCTTCTCATAGAGTTGATGCATAAATACACGGCTTGCCTCCAATCCGTCACCCGCGTTGGTAGAATGGAAGATTTCGTCCATCATGACAAACATAGGAGTTTCCTTGACGGCAAGTACCGATTTAGCAAATTCAATCTCCGCTTCAAAGGTGGACATTTCGCCAAGCAGTCCCGCCGGCTCTAATGCGGTAAGGACCGTCGCAAACGGTGACCATGTCATACGTTGCGCCCATGCAAAGCCCCACGTCTGCGAAGTGACCACAGCAAGTCCTATTGCCTTACAGTATGTGGATTTGCCGCCGCGATTGGGACCCGTCAAAATAGAATGACCAACTGATTCAAGACTGTTAGAAACACAGCCTTTTACTGCGGGATGATGGACCCCCTTGAGTGTAATACCGACACTTTTTGAAATACGAGGGAAACAGATATTATCAAGTGAAGCAATTGCGGTATAACAGTCAAGTTTTGCTAGCCATTCTTTGAGTCCCTTAAGAGCGGTACAATCGTTCCATACATATCCAAACGTGGACACGCCATCAAGGGCGTCAAGATCTTTACATGCGATTAATGCAAGTTCACCGCTATCTATAATGGATACAGCCGCCCGTTGTGCCTTTGGAGACAGCGTTTTCAATTCTGTAAGAGCCGATTTTGCAGTTTGGTACATATGTTGTATGTGATTGCCCCGCTCCTCCATATCAAACCAAATGGCGCGAGTATGAAGAGCGTTGGTAATTTGCGACCAAATCCCGCTTACAAACATACCAACAGTTAATGCAATAAATAAGGATTCAAATAGAAAACCTATACGATCTTCGGCATTCCTAGATTTTAAAAACGAGGGAATTGTAATTTGTTGTAGGAGAACTTGTCGTACACGGGTCATATATTCATCTGTAGTAATCTGTAGTTGAGGCTGTAGGAAACGAAGTAGGAAAAAAGGTACAATAACGGCAATAAGAGGTGCAAGTACAGCAAAGGCGGGTAGGATAAGTGTACGCCAGGTAATAAGAGCATTCATTGCCAGGGGGCTTTTATTGAGAAACGCCCCTATATTTGTAGGTCTCCATAGAATCTGTGATACAGATTCGGAAATACGGGGATCGGTGTTTTGGAAAGCGTCATCAATAGAAGCGGTTTTGTCGTTAAGAGTTTCCAATAGTTTTATAACCGATTTGGAAACTGTAGGTTCTATGCGAAGTGCCATAATAGGTAATTGGCGTGCTTTGATTGTTGCGGCGTCGGATGTAATATCGGTTATACCCTGTTGAAATTGCACCTTGCCCCATGTTATTTTTAGAGGAATAACATTGGATAGGGTATCCAAAGCAAGATCGGATGCTACATGTGTTCCAAGCATTTAATCTATGAGCCGCAAAAAATTGAAGAGTCTTTCCGCTGTAAAGTATTGTTGGGTCGCGTATAAATACTTTCTTTCAAATGTCCATTCGTTCTAACATGACGTCGTCTCGTACTCTTCCTTCCTCCTTTCCGGAATCTCTTCGCCGTGCTCTTGAAATGCGAAGTTCCGATGCTATTTGTCCTACCGAGGTCATATCGCGTCTTATGTCTATGCCGTTCTTCCAGAAGACGCGTGCGCCGGCGGAGCCGAAGCCTACAAATCGGTTTGGCAATTTGATGCCGGCGGGCGCAGGCTTTGCGCACGGCGGTGCGAGTCAATCTACATCGCAGTGGCAGCCTGCTTACAATGAGCGTCGTGGCGACCACGGCGACCGCCATCACCATCATCACAACGACCGTCACCACAACGACCGTCACCACAACGACCGTCACCACAACGACCGTCGTGAGAATGACGGCTTTCAGGTGTGGTCTGGTCGTCGCCGCGGTCCGTCATCATCGTCCACACCGCCGCCGCTGGCGCGGGCGCCGCAGCGCAGCAGTAGGGAGGAGCCGGTGACCACAACTACAACTGTGGCAACAGTTACGGCTGCACCTGTCACCGAGCCGTCTGGACCCAAGTTTAGCTCTGCAGCGGTAAAGGCAGCAGGTGAGACGGAGGACCGTATTCTTGCTCGCGTGAAGGGTAAGATTAACAAGATTGGCTTCTCCACGTACGAAGCCACAAAGACGTTCATGCAGCAGATTCTAGACTCTACCGAGACGGAGTTTCTTGACGAGTTCATGAAGTTTGTCTTCCAGAAGGCGGCAACGGAGCAGGCGTTCTGCCCGCTATATGCGAAGCTGCTTCACGAGCTGGCTGACCAGTTCACGCATCTCCGTGTTGTCATGACAAATCTCTTCCGTGATTACACGGCTATCTTCGTGGAGGTGGAGAAAACTCCCGATGTTGGTACGGAGGACTACAAGGCATTTGTGGAGGCGCTGGAGCGGAAGAAGTTCCGGCGCGGTTACAGCCAGTTTGTTGCCGAGCTTGTGAAACTGGGTGAGGCGGACCTGGATGCGTTCTCGGAGCTTGTTCAGCAGATTGTTGCGGTCCTGGAGGCGTCTTATAATTCCCCGGAAAAGACCCTCCTATGTGAGGAGTATATTGACTGCCTTGCAAATATGTGTAATTCCGCCCCGAAGATTCTTTCTACTGCGTCCTGGTCCGATGGTGTCAAGGGTCGGCTCCAGAAGTTGACCAAGATCCCGCGTTCAGATGCGCCCGGTTTGACCAACAAGGGGCGGTTTGCCCTGATGGACCTAGTGGATTTTGCCAATCGTGGTTGGAAATAAAAATCAGTAACATAAATAGAAAATGGCACGCCGCAACAACAACAACTCGCGCAACACTCGCCGCCGCAAGGGAGGTCGCCGCAACAACACGCGTAAGAGCCGCTCGGGCGTTCTGAGCTACGTCTACACGCCCGTCAACCGCCTGCTGGGCACGGGCAACGCCGTCCTCCGCACTGGACTCAACACTGCGGTCAATGTCCCGGTCAAGTTTGTTGTTGGTGCCAAGAACACGGTGCGCAACTCGTCTAGCCGCCTCATCAAGGGCGCCCGCAACATTGGCACCACGGCGGTCACTGGCGTCAACAGCGCTGTCGGTGCGCTCTTCCACTCGCGCAAGAACAAGAAGTCCCGCCGTGCGTCTCGCCGCAGCCGCCGTGCGTCCCGTCGCAGCCGCCGCAGCCGCCGCGCGTCTCGCCGCAGCCGCCGCCACTCCCGCCGGTAAGCACACGTAGAAATTATCAGTAAATAAACCATTTTTCATTATTGAGTGCGTTCGTGGAACGTAGACAATAATTCAAAAAATTGACAAAGCCAAGGTCTAAGGCTCATTCGCAATCGTCTAATAATGCCACCGAAAGACACTGACACTAAAGAAAAGCGTCCTAAGGCAAAGCGTAGAAGGGATGCGGCATCTTCGGATGATAGTAATAGTGTAGATACGCATGGTAATATCCGTGATTTGATTGACTATGACTATGAAGAGTCAAGTGAATCAAATGAACTTGTATATGAAGAACGGAAGCCGCGGGCATCCGCAATTGCTGCAAAACATAAGCTTCGCAAAATCTTCAAAATGACTCCCGATTCAAATAGGGATTCGGCACCACGAATGGAAATTATGGAAATGGATAGCGGTGAGGAGAGCGATATTGTGAAGCCTAAGCGGCGTGCACACGTTGCGGCGGAGCCCAAAAAACAGAAAAACACGGATATGGAGATGAGTACGGACGATGACGACTCCGATTATGAGAAGAAGAAGTCCAAGAAGGATAAGAAGCGTGAGAAGAAACTGAAGGAGAAGAAGCGTGAGAAGAAGCGCTCAAAGCGTCAAGAAGAATCGTCATCGGAGGAAGAAGATGAAGATGACGAGGATTATGATGAAGAGGATATGGAAGAGGAGGAGGAAGAAGAGATGCAGCAGCCTGGGCGTCGTAAGAATACGTTTGATATCATTATCTCCGATATGCTTGGCGGCGGCAGCAGCGACCCAAATAAACCAAAGAAGTACAACATGAAAAAGGAGCCTGATAATGTGAAGCGCTTTGTAGAACTTGTACAGAAGGAGGACGAGGGAGAGGAAGATACAATTGACAATGATATTACGTACTTCAAGTCACTAACAAAGGATAAGCAGGCGGCGCTTCTACGGGCGCTAGAGGTGAAGGCAAGTCCGGCAGAGGTCCAAGTGCCCCTGAAATTCAAGATTCTCGAGAAGGTCGCAGTTAAGCCAGAGCTCAGCCGTGTTGCCATGTCAAAGTACAATGCACTTTGTAATCTGGACCCTTCATCATCGGAGTACTACAAGTGCTCTCACTGGATCAGTGGATTTACCGATTTGCCTCTAGGTACGTTTAGGGATTTGCCGGTAAAGCTTGAGGACGGCGCGGAGAAGTGCGGTGAATTTATGGAGAAGGTTCACAAGTGTATGGAGACGGCAATTTACGGTCACGAGGAGGCGAAGCTACAGATTATGCAGTTTGTCTCCAGTTGGATTGCGAATCCGAAGGCGAACGGCAATGTACTCAGTATTCACGGACCTATGGGTACAGGTAAGACAAGCCTGATTAAGGATGGCGTAGCAAAGGCGCTGGAGCGTCCGTTCCACTTTATTACGCTGGGTGGCGCAACCGATGCAAGTTTCCTAGATGGTCACAGTTACACGTATGAGGGCTCAACATGGGGTAAGATTGCCGATGTGCTTATGCAATCCAAGTGTATGAATCCAATTATCTACTTTGACGAATTGGATAAGGTGTCAGAAACGCCAAAAGGCGATGAAATCAATAAT